GCTCTTCCGTCATGATCATGCCGGGGCGCCAAATCGTGAACGGCACAGATGGCCTCCTTACAGGGGGACGACGGCGGGCTGCGCCAGCCGTACCTCGGTGCCGGCGCCGTGCGACTTGATGACGCCGTTCATGGACCGCTGGACAGTGAGCAACTGCGGCGTGACGATGTGGAAGTCGTCGAAGCGCAGTTGCGGATTGACGGTCGTCGACCCGGTGAGCGCTGACGCTGTCACCCCGACCTGCCCGGAGGCGATCGGGCTGCTGACGGTCTCGTCCTTGTGCCAGATGCCGGGCTCTGGCAGGCCGTCCGGCCACACTCGTAGCTGCACCCGGTCCCCGGTGAGCCGCACCCGCACCCGCATCCAGGCGCCGGCGGTGTACGTGTGCGGCAGGGACGCGACGGAGCCCACGGCGGTGGTGCCGCGGGTGATCGACGCGGACATGGTGCCGCCCGGGTTGAAGTGGACGCGCGCCCGGTAGAAGTTGGCGGTGTCGGCGTAGCGGAGCAGGACGCCGGGGACGAGGGCGGCCCCGGTCGCGACCTGGTCCACGCTCATCCGCAGGAGGACCTCGCAGTCGCTGATCTGCGAGACGAGCCGCTGAATGCGCAGCGCCTCCGGTGCGCCTGTCAGGGTGACCGTGCCTACTCCGCCGCTGACCGTGCGCTCGGCGGACGAGACGCCCCCGGTGAGGCCCCAGGTGAACCCGCAGTCCGCGACGCCCCAGCCGACGGTCACCGTGCGGCTGAAGGTGTCCCAGGCGGCGGGCACGCACCCAACGACGCGGGCCGTTTCCCCGCCGAACTGGATGTCGTACGGGAACTCGGCCGGGTGCGTCGGCGCGGGCCCGGCCGAGGTGATCCACGGTGCCGGGCCCATCGGGCCGCGGGCCGGGGTGTGCACCAGCATCTGGGTGTCGGTCGCGGTGGACGGCAGCGCCAGCGTGCTGCCGCCCGGGTTGGCGTCGACCCGGCCCCGCTCGGCGTCGCCTACAGCCGCCACCAGCCAGGGCGAGCCGGGCGCGCACACGAACTCGATCTCCCACGTCCTGGTCCCGATCCGCTCGGTGTAGCCCTGCACGATCAGGTCCACGGGGCCCGGCGGCAGCCAGTCCGGCAGGTCCGTGATGCGGATCAGGTCCCCTTCGGTGATGCCCAGCACAACTGGGATCAGCTCAGGTGCCTTGTGCAGCCGGATCGTGACCGTTGGGTAGCGGGCCTGATCGACCGTCCCCAGGTGCATCAGCCAGTACGCCATCGGCTCCGTCTGCCCGTCCGAGTAGAGGTTGAGCTGGACGGAGTCGTCGTACCGCCCGACACCGGCCGGCGGATCCTCCACCGACAGCGGGCCCTCCGTCAGCTCCGCCCGACCCGACGACCCGCCCACCCGCTCCACCGTGACGTCGTTGCGGAGGGCCTGGTCGTCCTCGATCGGCTCCAGCGCGCCCAGCGCCCGCGACCGGTACGACAGGACGAGCGCGGGCGTCTGGTTGTACTGCGACGTCCGCGACCGATACCGCAGCCCCAGCCGCTCCCGATCCTCCACGACAATCCCGCCGTCGGCGGCCTCGCACTGGCCGAGCTGCTCCAGCAGCGTTCCAGGACGCTGCGGGCCCATCCGCGCCGTGTCAGCGGGCACCCCGGCTACGAGGATCGGGAGGGACTCCTCGACGGCCAACCTCTTCAGCCTGTCCGCCGCGGTCTCGCCGATGTAGCCGCTGTCCGCCAGGTAGTACAGGTTGGTGTTGCTCGCCTGGAGCACGGAGAGGTGCCCGAGCGCCGTACCCTCCAAGCCGGGGCCGAAGGACGACCGCACCTGGGTGACACGGCCAACAGTCCCCGGGAAACTGCCGGTCAGGAAGTGGCCCCCTCCGGACGTGGCCGCGTTGAGCCAGCCCAGATCGATGTCGACATTCGCGCCGTTCTGCCGGGCGAAAACACGGACACGGTTCCAGTTCCCGACGAACGACGGCGACGACCCCATCCCTGAGCTGGTCGCCATCAACTGGGTGCCCTCCGCGTCAAGCACGACGATTTGCACGGCGGTAGGCCACAACCGGACCTGAATGGTCGCCCCGGTGCCGGTGCACGCGATCTCGTAGAGGGTGACCACCGCCGCCGGGGCGGCCGGAATGTAGTTCACCAGCTCGACATGCCACGGGCCCGTGCCCGAGGCGGGCGGCGGCACCTCTGCGGCCAGGGTGGCGCCGGGCTGTACGACGGGCAGGGCGGAAGAACCACCAAGGGTGTCGTTGCTGGCCATATCGAAGTTGCGGAGCTTCATCGGCTTCACGCCCGGCACCGGGCTGTACGCCTGCGTTGCCTCCCGCTCGTCCTCCATCGGCCAGTACGCAATCAGTGCGGGATTGGAGGGGATGCGGCGCCGCAGCGTCGACTGCAGCAGCTTCTTTCCCTGGTTGAGGCGGCGGAGAATGCCCGCGCCTTCGCCTTGCACGGTGATGAGGTGTCCGCCGCTGCTCCAGCGCGCCGGCCAGTCGGAGTACTCCCCACTGAACCTGATCTGCCGGTTGGTGATGGCCGCCTGTCCTCTGAGAGTCCAGGTCCGGCCCACGGAGTCCACGAAGGTGGTGGCGCCGACGTCCTGTGCGGTGAAGTCCACGTCAGCGACCGGCGTGCCGCCGATGCCGGAACGGAGCTGGAAGGCATAGATGCTGCCCGCCGCGGAGGCGAAGCCGATGCTGGTGGCCTCAGCGACCTCCAGCGGGGCCGTGGAGGCGAAGATGGCCCCGGCGGAGCCCGGCTGCGGCTCGCCAAGGACCTGCCACGGCCCGGCGATTGAGGGCGCGGTGTAGAAGGTGGTCGTACCGGTGGCGGCGTCCCACGTGGCGCGAAGCGCGACGCGGCCCGACGGCGGTAGCGGGACCGGCACTGACGAGGAGATGTCGGTAAGGGCGACACCGTCCGGGCTGCGGCGCAGAGTCAGTTGGTCGTTGCTGTTGACCATGAACAGCCAGCTACGCTGATTGCCGGTCGTCATGTACTTCCCGGCCAGCTCCACGGTCTTCCCTTGCTGCAAGTTGCTGAGGGCGACCTCGATGCGGATGTCGATGCTGCCGGTGATGTCGAGGGCGGGGGCATCGGGTGTGCTGGCGCCGTGGAAGAAGCCGTCGGGCACGACGAGCCGCGGGGGGCCCGTGTGTACGGCTACCCGCATCGGCGTGTTCCGGCCGATCTTCCCGAAATAGGGGCTGCGCGGGTTGCGGGGGGAGTACAGGCCGTCCGGGGACCTCAGGGTGAGGGAGCAGGTAGCCGGGTCGACTGCCGCTCCCTCGCCCGTGCGCCCCCGCCTGTGCGTGATGACGTCCCGGGTCAGCGCGTGCTCGGTGACATCGACCCAGCTCCCGCCGATCTGGAACTCCACCATCGTGCCGAGCGGGTCCTCGGGGAACGCCATCAGCCGCTTCTCCTTCCTGCGAGTACGAGGCCGACGTCGCCGCCGCCCTTCGTGCGGATGCCGCGCCGCATCCGCTCCACCAGGTAGTCGTCCTCGCCGCGGCCGGACGAGTGCAGCTCCAACACGATCTTCTGCTGCGAGGCGCCTGCGCGGGCACGCCTGCTCGCCATGTCCCACGAGCCCGGCGCCGGCGTCTCGACGAGGCTGGCCATCGAGCGGTTGACGGCCTTCCTGCCGCCCTCGATGCCCTGCCGCAGGCCCTCCGCGGTGTACGCGCCGACCTGCGCCATGACGCGGCTGGGGCTGCGGATGCCGAGGGCCTTCCGGATCGCGGACGACATCGATTTGGCGATCTTCTCCATCTGCCGTTCGATCATCTTCTGCTGCATCTGCAGCCCCTTGACCAGGCCCTGCCCGGCGGCGATCCCCGCCCCGTACATCGCGGTGCCCGCCGTCGACCCGGCCTTTCCGGCCGCGGCCGTCAGCGCAGCCTGTTGGGCGTTGATCTGCTTGATCTGCCCGCTGTTGGCGTTGGCGAGGGCGGCGGCGGCCGAGGAGCCCTGCTCGACCCCGGCCTGGGCGATCTGCGCGATCAGGTCCGCGCGCACGCCCTTCTTCCGCAGCGTGGCGAGGTTCTTCGCGAAGGTCTGCGCCGCCGCGGTGTCCCGCTTCAGCCCGGCCAGGATGGACTCCGCAGTGACGGGCCATCCGCCGTTGTCCTGCTTGGTGATGTCGGCACCCTCCAGGACCCCCTTGCGGACGTCGGCGGCGAGCTTGTCCCGGGCCTTGATCAGGTCCGCCAGGCGCTTCGACGCGGCCTTCATCCGGACAGCGAGTTTCTCCTCCCTGCTGGCCAGTGCCAGCAGTTGCTTCGTGCCGGTGGCGACCGTCGCCAGGGCCTTGGACCGTTTCTTGCCTGGCTTCATGCTGTCGCGGACGATGTCCGCCAACCTGGTGGAGGCGGCCTTGACCTGCTTCGCCGAGCCGGTCAGGCCGTCGATCAGACCGCGAGCGATCCACCGGCCCTGCTCCCGTGTCACCTTCGATGGCGACGCGATGCCGAGGGCCTTCGCGATCGGTCCGGGAATCACGCTCCGAGCCCACGACAGGAGTTGGCCGCGGATCCAGCCGCCCATGCTGCTGATGCCGCGCCAGAGGCCGAGGACCACATTGCGGCCGTGCCCGACGAGGAGCCCGCCCAGGGAGCCGAGCCCGGCGGAGATCCGGCCGGGCAGGCCCCGCACCCAGGCGACCGTGTCGAGGGCGCGGCGGACCGTGGCGTCCCGGAAGGACGTCCAGGCGGTGCTCGCGCGCGCCACGATGGCCGGGCCCAGGCCCGCCAGGGCGGCACTCGACCGGGCAGGGAGCCCGCGGACACCCGCGACGAACGATGTCCAGGTACGGCCGACGGGCTGGGCAACGTAGCGGGACCACAGCCCGGAGAACCAACGGCCGATCGCCGCGCCGAGGACGTGCATGACGCCTCCGGCGGCCGACGCACGGCCCGACACCCACGAGGTGAAGGAGCCCCACCACTTGTCGAGCTGTTCGCGGGTGGCGGTCGACATGCGGTTCACGAAGCCGACGATCATGGAGTTGGCGGCGGTGATGAAGCTCGCCGCGACCAGGCCAGGCACAGCAGCGATCGCCGCGATGATGGCGACCGCGAGGGCGCCCGCCTTCAGGATTGCCGTCGGGTTGGCCATGATCCAGACCGCGATGCGCTGACCAGCGGACATCAGGCCCTCGATCACCTTCGGCGCGAGCTCCAGCGCCTTCTCACCGATCCGGCTGAGGAGGATTCCGAGGAAGGAGATGACGCGGTCGACGCCCTCCTGGCCGCCCTTCCCGGCCTCGGCCCACATGCCGCCGAGCTGCCGCCGGACGCCCGTGATCGCCGGGATGACGTCGTTGCCCAGGAAATCAACAACGCCCTGCTGGATGCCCCGCTTGAACTGCTCGACGCGGGTGCCCGCGTTGTCGCGCAGGGCGTTGCCCATCGTGTCGGCGGCGCCGCCCACCTCACCCAGGGCCTTGACGGCTTCGGACGGATCGAGGGAGTACAGCGCCTCGCCCATGTCCTCGGCCTTGGTGCCGAACAACTCGATAGCGGCAGCGTTCCGCTCCACCGGGTCCTTGATCGACCTCAGCTTGTCCAGCACGGTGTCGAACGCCTTCGCCGCCGTCGGGCCGCCAGCAGCGAACTTCTTGACCATGTCGTCCGCGGACAGGCCCAGGGACTCGAAGCCCTTCCGGACGCGTTCGCCGCCCGCGACGGCTTCGATGCTGAACTCTTTGATCGTGTCGGCGACCACGTCGCTGTCGCGCGCGCCCGCCCTGAGACCCTGGGAGATCAGCCCCATGGCCTGCTGGCCGGTGAGCCCCATGGAACGGAACTGGGTGGAGTACTCGCTGAAGGTGTCGAGCAGGTCTTCGGCTTCGTTGGCGCCGGTCTGCACCCCGCGGGTGAGCAGGTCCAGCGCCTCGGTGGCATCCCGCGCCATGCCGGTTTTGATCATCTTGCCGACGGCGCGGGCGGCCTGGCCGACGTCCTCCTCCATGAGGCTCGCGAGGTCAGCGAGGCGTGTGCTGATCTGCTCGATCTGCCGGTTCGTCGCGCCCGGCGGCAGCAGGCCAGCGCGCATTACCCCCTGGATCGTGTCCGCAGCAGTCTGGAAGTCCTCCGTGATCGCGTTGGCATACAGCTTCCCCGCGATCTTCCCGTAGCGCTCAGCCTCTGGCCCCGTCGCGCCGAGCTGAGCCCCCAGCCGGCCGACGATCCGCGACTGGTCCATCGCGTCGGCCATCGCAGACATCAGCAGCGCGCCCGCAGCCGCCCCGGCCGCCAGGGCCGCCGCGCCGGCGACCTGCTTCAGCCGCTCCAGCTTGTTGCCCGCCTGGTCGACCGCTTCGTCCGCGCCCTCACCGACACCGTCCGCGAGGGCATCGCCAGCAGCGTCGCCTGCGGCGTCCGCGCCATCCTCGACGCGCTGCCCGATCCGCTGTCCGGCACGCCGCGCGTTGCCCTCCGCGTCCTGTACGCCGTCGACGATGCCCTCGCCGATGCGGCGCCCCATGTCCTCTCCCGCGCCGTCCGCACCGTCGGCGACCGCGTCGCCTGCTGCGCGACCAGCCGCGATGAAGCGGCCGCGGGCGTCCCGCAGCCTGCCGTCGGCGCCCTGGACGATGCTCTCGCCGAGGGTCTCGCCGGTCTGCTGGCCGAGGTCCTCGGCGTCGTCGCCCATGCGCCGGCCGGTGTCGCGCAGCGCCTGCTCGGCGCGGCGCAGGGCGGGGTTCACCGCGCGGTCGTCGATGGACAGAACGGCGTTGAGCTCGCCGACGGTCAGCGCCACGGCTACCTCCTTCGGCGGGGGGTGTGCTGGGGGTCCTCAGGAGGTGGTGCGAAGTGCCGGTGCAACCGCGTCTCGGCGGAGAGCAGGCCGAGGATGCGGACTTGGAGCCAGCGCCACGTGCGCTGGCGGAGGATGCCGGAGCCGACGTCGATGCCGTACTCGGAGTGCAGGTCGGCCTCGATGAGGGGCCACTGCTCCAGTAGGGCGGCCCAGGTCAGCTCCGGGGCACCCTGTCGCGGCCGCCCCTGCTTCGGCGCCGGGATGCCGCCCTCGTACCACTCGTAGAGGCCGGTGACGGGGTCGTATTCGCCGCAGCCGACGCCGAGGAGCCGCGCGACGCCTGCCGACGCTCCGTCCGGTTCCTCGCTTTTCCCGGTTGCTGGCCCGTCTGCCAGAACTGCTGCGCGGTCTCCTTGTCGGTGGTCACCCAGAACATGACCGTGAGCGCGACGTGCTTGAAGGCGCCCCACTTCAGCTCCTTGCGGAGCTGCTCGTAGGCGTCGCCCAGACACATCCGGTACAGGTCGAGCTCCTCCTCGTCGTCCAGGACGGGTGTGTCCGGAGCTCGGCCGCCGGCCGCGAGCCGGGCCGCCAAGGAGGTGATCCGCTCGATGCGGATGCCGTCCTCGGCGGACGGCTCCTCGATGCGGTACACGCGGGTCTGGCCGTCCCGGCCGCGCACGGGGAGGTCGAGGTAGTCGTCGAGGAACGCGTCGAGCGCCTCGAACGTGGTGCCGCCGCCCGACATCAGGCGACCGGGTTCGTGATGGGCAGCAGCGGGCCGGTGCCGGTGAGGGTCATCTCGACCTGGTCCAGGGCGGTGTACTCGCCGCCGGACGGGGCCCAGGTGACGAGGGCGGTGCCCTCGTACGCTTCCGGCAACCCGTTGCGGTCGAAGTAGCGGACGTGGACCTCGCTCGCGCTGCCGAAGGCGAAGGAGGCGAGCCGGAACGCTTCGTGAGTGGGGTGGTAGGTCTTGACCGTGTCGTTGATCTTCCGGTTGATGGTGACGCCGAGCTCCCAGCTTTGGCCCGTCTTCGTGTTCTCGGCCCAGCCCTCCGAGTCGTAGGAGCTGGAGTCCTCGATGTTGGGCTCGGCAGCCGGAGAGAACTCGGTGATCCCCGGGACGAGCTGCCAGTCGGAGCCGTCCTTCGTGGCCGACATGTCGATCTCCAGGCGCCAGCGGCGGGCGAGCGCGGTGATCGGGGTGGGGGTGGACATGCGGTCCTCCTAGTCGATCAGGTGAGACCCGGACCGCACGGTCCGGAAGTAAAAATTGCTGGTCAGCCCCATGCGCCCGTGGGCGTCCTGGCCGATCCACGCCTGGGACTGCCGCCACGACAGGGCGACGTGGACACTGCCGGCCTGGTAGTGCTGCCGGTTGTGCAGCACGTCGAACAGCGCGTCGGCGAGGTCGTCGATCGCATCCGGGTCCCGGCCCGCGCGCATGCGGAACTGCACGCCCGTGATGGCGTTTGTGGTGTCGTCGTCCGCGACCGGGTAGGCGGTCATGCCGATCGCCCGGTCCGGCTGGTCGGGCATCACGGCGCGGAAGATGCCGGTCTCGTCGGGCTCGACCACGCCATCGGGTCTGAAGACGCCGACGCCGGCCTCGTGGAGGAGGCCGGCGATCCCGTCGAGGAGGCTGCTGGTGTATCCGCTCACCGCATCGCCCGCCTCAGCTCGGCGGCGATGAGCGCGGCGACCTCCGGCCGGGCCGCGTTCAGCGAGTTCTCCAGGTACTTGGCGGTCCGGCCCGGCGCGTGCCGGAAGTCCAGGCGCTCGTGCTGGACCACGGCGTACGGAGTGTCGTAGGAGACCATCGCGGTCAGCGACGGCGGATCCACGCTCGCTGTCCCGGACCGCTGCAGCGCGGCCTCGTCGAGCGGCACCACGTTGTTGCTCTCGCCGAGGACGTGCTCCGCCCCGAGGAACAACCCGCGGGCAGCGGCGGCCCGCAGCTCCCGCGCCGCCGGGGCCCCGTTGAAGCTCATCCGGAAGTTCTGCGGCACGGGCGCACCTCCTACTGGAGAAAGACCTGCGTGTTGGACGGCACCGGCAGGCGGCCGCCGTCGGCCCGGGCGATCGTGATGACCTTCGTCCGGCGGCCATCGGGCAGCGTGACGCGGCTGTTCGGCGGCGGCCGGTGGTCGGGGCGGGTGATGTACGACGAGCCGGACGTGACGATCTCCCCGCCTGGGGAGGTGACCTGCTGCGTGCGCTCGTCGAGCAGGCAGCGCACCACCTCCGGCGGTCCGTACAGGTCGCCCTTCGAGCCCGAGCCGAGGTACTCCTCGACCTGGACGGTGTGCTGGAGGACGAACGTCGGCACCTTCACGCCTGCCACACCACCTGGAGCAGGCCCAGCTCTTCGAGGATCTCGACGGCCTCCGGGGTGAGGGTGGTGTCCTCGGCGGTGGCCGTCGGAGCGGACTGCCGCGAGAAGCTCAGCCCGCCCGCCGAGACCGACGTCCAGGGGCTCGCCGCCACGTCCTCGCCGTCGGCGGCCGCCGCGTCCCGGCGCGCCCACTCGGCGACTTGCGCGCAGGTGGCGTCCCGGAAAGCGTCGCGGACGTCGGGGTCGGTGGGGTAGCCCGCCGGGTCCGTGTCGTAGATCGCCGCCTTCGTGGCTGCGGACACGAGCCGGGAGGCCCGGGCTAGCAGCCGGGCGGCGTTCGCCGGGGCGGGCTGCCCGGTGAACGCCTCGTACTCCGCTGTGGTTGCGTAGATCCGGCCCACCGGGCACCTCCCTTACGCGGACGCGCCGACGATGCAGATGTCGTACGACACCGTGGATCCGCCGCCGGAGTTGGCGACCCTGAGGACGTCGCCCGTGGCCGCGGTCACGCCGTACGTTGTGGCGTCCGCCGACCCGGCGACCGCGGCGAGGACCGCGCCCGGCCGGAGGGTGACCGTGCCGGTGGCGTTCAGCAGCGTGGCCCACGCGTTCGACGTGGCGTTGCCGATCACGACGTTGTTCGTGTTCGCGGCCGCGGCGGCGATGAACAGGCCCTTGATCCGGGCGAACGTGATCGTGCCGCCGAGCGCGTCGGTCAGGACCCCGGCGAGGTCGAGGTCGTCGGTGCCCGAGGCGGCGATCGTGCGGCGGGCCGTGAACGCCCGGTCGGCCCGGCCCGCCCCGGTGCCCGAGGCGAGCGTCACCGCCCGCGACAGACCGGCCGGGACGCGGGCGGTGCCGAGCCCGGACGAGCCGCTCAACTCGGTGAAGGCGCTGACGGCGAGAGTGCTGGACAGCGGCATCCCCTACGCCCCCTCGCCGTACTTCGCGATCAGCATGTCCTTCGTGAGCTGCGGGATCTCCTGCCGCTCCTCGTCGGACACCGCCCGCGCCTGCGCGTACTCGACCCACGCGTCCTTCGGAGCCGAGCGGGCCGGCGGGTCCCCGGCGTCCTCCTGCTGCTCCTTGAACTCCTCCTCCTGGCTGGCACGCGGGCCCTCGGTGGAGGTGAGCGCGGTGCCCGGAGCGGTCTGCGGCCGCTTGAGGACGCTGTCCGGGGCGGCCGGCTCGGGCGTCTCGTCGCCCTCCAGCCGCTCCCAGTTGGACAGCGACTCCAGCCGCGCGTCCTCGCTGTCCTTCTCGACGACCTGACCCGTGTTGGTGTTGTGGTAGCGGATCATGCGGCGTCAGCTCCCTTGATCAGCACGGCGCGGTTGGGGTCGAGGGTCTTGGTGCCGTACAGGCAGTCGACGGAGACGACGGTCTGCTTGTACTTGATGTCGTAGTCGTAGACCACGCGCAGGGCGAAGCCCTTGTAGTTCATGATCGTGGCGTCCTGGGCGCCCGGCGGGACCTCCAGCGTGCGCGTGACCAGGGCGAACGCCGTCTTGTGGAAGGCGACGTCGACCTCGGTGGTCGGCTGGCCGGTCGTCGGGTTCGACGCGGGACCGGCGATGTTCTGCGTCATGAACGGGTCGAACCCGCTGACCCGGGCGCCGAACTGCGCCTCCGTCAGGCCCAGCGTGCTGCCGCGGTGGTCGGCGTAGCGCCACGCCTTCTCAGCCACCCAGCGGGCCTTCGTACGCGGGCCGACGACGACGTAGCGGTCCGACGGCGGCACGTTCTGCGTGTCGAGGAGTGCGCCGGCCTCGATGAGGACGCGGGAGTCGGACCACGGGTACTCGCCGCCGTAGTTGTGGTCCTCGCCGTCCGCGTTCTCGGGGACCGCACCGACCTCCTGGGTGATGTCGTCGCGCAGGGCGAGGATGTCCCGGTCGATCTTCTGGGCCATGGCCTCCATCGCCGGGTCGAGGAGCTGCTCGCCGAAGTCGTTGATCTCCAGCGTGAGCTGCTCGGTGGTGACCGTGAAGGAGACGTCGGGCAGGTGGTTGAGGACGACCGGGAAGCCGGACTCGGTGGCGTTCTGCGGGACGATGCCGGTCGCCCGGTTGAACTCGTTCGCGGTGAACACGGCGGGCTTGCGCACGGTGATCGTGTCGCCGACGCGCCCCGCGAAGTCCGCCTCGTAGTCCCGGTAGACGAGCTGCGCCATGTGCGTGGTCTCGTACAGCGTGGCCAGGGCCCGCCGGGCGATGGTGTCGGGGGTCAGGAACGTGTTGGCCATGGGGCCCTCTCTCTACGGGTCAGCCGCCGGCGCGCGCCTTCCGGCGTGCCTCGCGGTGGGCTTCGATGGAGTCGTTGTCCTTGGGGCGTCCTCCGCTGCTGCCGGAGAAGTCGCCGCTGGTGCGCGCGGGCGCCTGGCCCTGCGCCTTGAGCTTGGGGTTGTCCGCGACCGCGGCCTTGATGGCGGCGGACACGGCCTTCGCGAATCCCTCGTCGGACGGGTCGAGGTCCTTGATCGAGGACAGGAACGCCCGGCTGTCGGTGAGGGCGTCCGGGTCGGCGCCGTGCTTGCCCGCGCTGCGGTAGATCGCCAGCTCGATCGCGGTCTCGCGGTGCGCCGCGGTGGCGCGCTCGATCTCCGCGGTCAGTTTCGCCGGGTCCGGCGCCTCGTCCTTGTCGTCCTTGATCAGGCCGAGCGCGCGGCCCATCTGCTGGACCAGCTCGGCCTTGGCCTCCTCGGCGGCGTTCTTCTTCGCCGTGGTGCGGGCCTTCGCGGCGTCCGCGTTGGCCTGCTTCAGCTCCTTGCGGAGCCGCTCCAGCTCGGCCGCCGGGTCCTCGTCCTTCTTCGCGGGCGGCTTCGGCTTCGGCTTGTCGTCCTTGGCCGCGCCGTCGCCCTGGTCGTCGTCGCCGGTCCCGCCGGCGTCGTCGTCCTGGTCGTCGTCCGGGCCGGGGTCGTCACCGCTGTCGCCGCTGTCGGGTGCGGAGTCGTCTCCGCCCCCGCCGTCGGCGTACAGCCACGGGTCGAAAGGGCCCATGGTGTAGGGGTGTGCCCAGCCGCCGCCCGCGAGCTGGAGCCTGGGGAGGGTTCGCTTCTGCATGCGTGCACTCCTGGTGCGCGTCGGGATGTTCGGCCCCGCGCCTGGCGGGGGTTGTGCGATCCGAACCGCTACCCGGCGGCCGGAAGAGTGAGTAGGTTGATCGCCTTCGCACCGAGGAAGGGAGTCCACGTGGCTCGACTGGAGCGCGTACCAGATGTCGATGGCCGCACGTGTCCGACTTGCGGCGCCGTACTGACGGTGTTGGCAGCTCGGCACGACGTTCGTAACCGACGTGACCCTGTCTTCCTGGCGAAACCAGGCACAGAGGAATGCCCGAACGGGCATGCGTCGCCGGGCGCGGCCGAGTAGTCACCGCGCGGTCGTGAGCTGCTCGCGGTGCGGTTTGCGCGGCAGGCCCGTCTCCGCGACCAGCTCACGCACCCGCCCCTGATACGCGCGCACCCGCGCGCGGGCGGCCGTCCGCGCGGCCTCGTCCAGCGCGGCGGCCTCCCGCCGCTTCCACTTCCGGACCTGCCGCTCCAAGTACCGCTGCCGCTGCGAGTCCTCGTACGTCCCCCGCGACGGCTGCACCTCCGGCACCCGGGACACCCCCGGCAGATACGCACTGACCGTGTGACGGCAGTTCGGATGCATCAACCCCGCAGCCCGCGCCTCCGGCAGCGACCCGGCCACCCACACCGTCACCGTGCGGCCATCCTCCGTCGCGTGCTCCACCCGCACCTCGCGGGCCCCGGGCGCGCCCGTACGGGCCAGCACCATCCGCTCCCAGGGCTTGCACAGCGGGCACTCCTCGGGCGCCTGCGAAACGATCACCAGATCCACCCCGGCGGCGCCGAGCCGGTCCGTGTGCGCCTCCACCGCGGCACGGCCGCACACGGACCGCATCGCCATCTCGACGTACGACCGCATGTCCCACGACCGGCCCCGCGCATCCACGAACCCCGTGATGCCGCGGTCGGCAAACCGGTCGAGGGCGGACTGGGCCGCCTGCCGACGGGTCTGCGCGCCGAGCACGGGGGAGGCCGCCGCGCGAGCGATGACGTCCCGGTAGGCGTCCATCGACATTCGCAGGATGCGGAGGTACACCGGCCCGGTCTCGTCAATGACGGCGCGCGCGAGCCGATCCACTGCCGGGGCGGTCGGCAGCACGGTCGCCGCTGCCGCCGCCTGCCCGACGCCGAGCGCGCCGAGCTCGGCTACGGCCGCCTGCTGCCCCCGCTCGTACGCCTCAGCGACGGCCTGCTGAATAGCGCCGTTGGCGTCGAGCTGCAGCGCGGCGATGACCTCATCGATGGCGGCCCGGAGGTTGCCGACGGCGGCGAGCTTCAACTCGACCCACGCCGGGCTGTCGATGCCGGCGGCGAGGGCCTGCCGGATCCGTTCGATCAGCGTGCCCTCGGCCGCCTCGTACAGGTCGGCGACGGCCGCGGCGAGGTCTTCGGCCATGGCCGGTGACACGGGCACGGCCGACCACCACCTTCTACGGGAGCGCCCCGGTCTGCATCGGGTCCGGCACTGCCATGCCCTGTTCCTGCTGGATCCGCTGCACCTCGACCTGTACCTGGTCCTCGTCCCACTCGGGGTGGGCCATCCGCACCAGCGTGTCTGTCGATGCGGCCTGCGCCCGGCGCAGCACGTCCACGGTATTGGCCAGGGACAGCGGGTCCTCCTGCACGGAGTCCTCGAACTCGACGTTCGGCCGCTGCGGCACGAGCGCACCGCCGTAGACGTACTGGTCGACAGCTAGTAGCGCCTCGATGATGTGCGCCAGCGCCGGCCGCCACCGCAGGATCTTCCGGCCCCGGGTCGTCATCGACCGCCGTTCCCGCGCGGTCACCTCCGTCGCGGTCACGGCCACATCCCCGCCGATCCCGAACGTCTGGCCCGAGTAGCCGGCGCTGCGGAGGATCTGGTTCACCAAGTCCTCGGCGGTGTCCCGGTGTTCCTGCACGCGGATCGCGAACTGGGCCACGGTCAGGGCCATGCCGCCGCTGTCACCCCGGGAGAGCACGTTGACCCCCGAGTACGCCTCCTGATCCGGGTTCCAACTCACCCCGCGGCCGGGGCCGGCGGACTGGAGGTAGGTCTCCGGGACGATGATGCGGCCCTTGCCGAGGCGGATGTCCCGCATCCACGAGCTGTAGGTCTCGTCGAGGGCGTCCATGAGCGGCTCCACGCCGTCCAGGTCAGAGCGGCCGAGGTCCTGCAACCGCGGCTTGCACCGCCACCGGCGGCTGCTCTGGTTCGGGATGTAGACGACGTCCAGACCCTGGTAGCCGGTCTCGATCGCCCCGTCCTCGTTCACCAGCAGGGCGAACCCCTCCGTGGCCTCGCTGTCCTCCAGCGGCACCGGCCGGCCGAGCTTGTCCCGGGTTCCCTGGTACAGGCCGTGCAGGATCACCCCCGGCTCGTGCCGCTCCAGGTGCCGCCAGACCTGCCCGTCCTGCTCGCGCACGATGCGCCAGAAGGTGACCGCAGCAAGGCGGCCCCACACGAACTCGGGGACGGCGCGGTCGGCGTGGACGGCGTCCAGCCACGGCCGGTCCGCCAGCTCGGTGTCGTACACCGGCCGCAGGTACACCCCGCCGAGCGCGGCACCGACCTCGGCGGCGGTCTGCAGAGTGGCGAGCATGCCGTCGTCGGCCAGCTCGTCCAACCGCTTCTGCGTGGTGTCGTCGTCGACCGTGAACCGGGGTGGCTCGCTGAAGAGCAGGTCCGCGCTGCCTCCGCAGAGGTCGCCAGCGATCGGGACGTGCATCTTCGTGCGGCGTTCGCCGGGCGCGGTGGGGGTGCCCCACCACCAGCGGGCGATGCGGCCGACGACGCCGCCGGCGTACTGGAGGCGCTTGGGGTCGGGGGCGCCGCCGGTGCTGCCGCCGTACAGGGTTTCGAGCCGGTCCGGGTCGCCACTCCACCAGGTGTCCCAGGTGTGCATGGCGTCGAGGGCGGGGCCAAGGTACGGGGGCGGCCAGGGGGTGTCAGCCGTGGGCAGCGGCATCCGGCACCTCCTCGTCGTCCTCGCTGGGGTCGGCGCGTTCGACAGCATCGGCGGCCTGCCTCAGCGCGTCGGCCAGTACGGGGCGGAAGTCCTCGACCTCGCCGCTGCGGACTTCGAGGATGATCGATCCCACCGTGCTGACGACGTCGCCGACACCGATCGTGATGGGGAGCTCGATCTCCGTGTTGATGGCCGACGTCGGCACTTCCACGCGCATGGCCATCAGGCGGCCACCTCCAGTCGAGTCGGCAGGTACGGCCGCCACAGGGCCTCGGTCGTGCGCACCCCGTAGCGCAGGGCATCGCAACTGTGGTCGTTCTCCTTGATCGGCCGGTCCTCGCCCCGCTCCGCCGCGCCGTCGTCCCAGGAGTAGCCCGGCAGCTCATCGATGAGGCCCTGCGCGGACTCGTGCACCAGCAGATCACCGGTCGAGAACAGGCTGCTGACCGTGCGGATGCCATCGAGGACCGCATTGTCCGCGGCCGTCACGCCGCTCACACCGTCGCGGTGCAACTGCTCGATGTACGAGCTGGCGGACGGGTCCACGATCGTCCACTCCGGCTGCACGCCGACCACGTTCGTCTCCGGCTGCGGCACCCGGGCCAGCCACGCCCGCCGCGCCCGGCTGTACTCCGAGTCCGTCATCTGCCGGCGCGCGCTCCGGGAGTCGTGCCGGTACTCGGAGACGACGTACAGGCGCCGGTCTGCCCCGAGCCCGATCAGCAGGTCGGCGTACGGGTTGACGGTGCCGTAGTCGATCGCGTCGCACAACCACCGGTCGATGCGGGGCAGATCCCGGATGACGTGCTGCTGGGCGTCGAACGTTTCGTAGATCGCGCCCTGGGACTGCACCCAATGCCCGGAGATGAAGCGCCGGTACCACAGGCCGACGTATTCGGCCTTCAGCGAGGCGACGTACGCCGGATCGAGGGCGGGGTTGTCGTCGAGGGTGAAGTGCCAGTCCCTCAGGTCGAGCTGAGCGCCGCGGTCGAGGAACTCCTTCTTCAGCCAGTGCCCGGGGTTGTCCGGGTTGGTCGTCGCCATCAGCCGCGCGCCGGGCACTGAGAGGCGGCCGAGGAGTTGGTTCCAGAACCCCTTGGGGATCAGCGTCGCTTCGTCCACGTAGGCCAAGCACGCGGTGAGGCCACGGAGGCGGCCTTCAGCGCGGGAGTCCGCCGCGCCGATCAGGTGCACCGTCCGGCCGAGGATCGTCGCTGTCGTCGCCCCCCGGGTGTGCACGATCAGCTTGGCCACCGGTCCGAAGAGGACGTCGTCCATCAAGGGTTCGAATACGTTCCTCTCAATGGTCTGCAGTGACCGGCCGACGATCACGATCAGCCCGGACGACGGGGCGGCAGCTACCGCGATCAAGAACGCGATCAACGAGGCGACCGTCTTCCCCGACCGGATCGCCCCGTGCCACACGTTGATGCGGGCCGTCGCCCCGGCGATCGAGCGGATCTGCTTGCGGGAGAGGGGCAGCGAGTCGAGCATCAGCCCTCCCCGCTGTCGTCCTCCCCAGCGTCGAGGCGCGCCAGCTTCGTGATGCCCTCGGCGAGGGCGCCCAGCATTGAGCGGGCCGCGTCCACGCCGGGGTCGCCGTCGAGCTGTTCGAGCCGTACGGCCTGGTTCATGTACTGGGTGATGGCCCCGGCGAGGGCCTTTTCTTCCTGGCCCGGTACGTGGTCGAGGCGTTCGGTCTCGATGCCGTGGACTGTGCTGGTGGTGAACTTGAAGCCGCCGCGGTCGGCGGCGTCGAGTTGGTCGAGGAGCCGTTCGGTTCGGGCGTAGAGGCGTTGGACGATGGCGGCGCGGCGGGCCTTGGCGTCGGCCACCTTCGCTTGGGTGGCGACGGCGGTGGCGGTGCGGTCGAAGGTGAGGCCCAGGTCCTCGGCGATCAGACTGACGGTGCGTTGCGACCGGCCAGTTTGGCGGGCGATCTCGTTGCGGCCGAGGCCCTTGGCGTGGAGCTCGCGGACGCGTTGCCGGTCCTCGTCGGTGACGGGCTCGTACTGGTTGGCCACGGTCACCTCCTCGTGGACGTGCGAAGGCCCGGCCGGGGAACGGAGGCCGGCCGGGCCAGTCGATGGGTGCTACTGCGCGGTTGCCTTCTTCAGCGCCGCCACCAGCTCGTCACGCCGCTCGTCCGACGTCGCGTCCTGGTCCCGGGCGGTCCAGGCGAGCGCGTACCGGCCCACCTGCCGCCAGTCGCCCTGGGCCTTCATGGTCTTCGCCCAGTGCGCGGCGACCGTCTCGGACGGGAACTCGTAGATGCTGACCGTGTCGGTGGTGATGAGCTGCACGCAGTCGTTCGGACTCGGGTCCTTGCCCGCGGCCTTGTTGGAGCAGGAGCCGGTGTTGTCCTGCTCGTCGCCGAGGTCGGTGACGCCGGTCGCGTCGGCCAGCGTGGCGGCGATCTGCTTGGCGGTGGGGCCGGCGGGCGCCGTCTGTGTGCTGGCCGAGGGCGTGGGTGCCGCGTCGGTGGTGTCGTCGCTGCTGGACGAGCAGGCGGTGAGCGCGAGGAGCGCGGTGACTACGGCGGCGGCGGTGCGGATGCGCATGGTTCCCCCTGGAGCGGTGGGTGTTTCGGGGGGCCATGATGCCGTGTCTGGTGCGTCGGTTTCCGGGCATGCCAGATCTGCGGGCCAGTGTGCGGGATGATCGCGCGGAACGCAACTACAGGCGTAGTGCGTCTATGCCGGGGCAGGCCCGGTGCCGTGCAGTGTCACGGTCCAGGTGTTGCCGTCGAAGTCGCTCATCACGAAAGCGCGGGAGGCGTGCTCGGTGAGCTGCATGGGGTGTCCTTTCATGGCGGCGCCCCGTGCCGCGAGTGTGGCGGCACGGGGCGGTGCGGGGGCGGCCGGTAGCTGGCAGGCGCGGGCCGCCCCGGGGCTATCAGGTGTGCTTGCCGATCGCGCGGGCCATTCCCTCGAAGGCGTCGAGCGCGCGCGGGTCGAAGCGCCCGTGCCGGGCCTGGATGTCCCGGCCGAGCTGGTTGTAGAGGCGGGCCGCCTCGCGGTAGTCGCCGGCCGCCTCGGTCCGTCCGGCCTCGGCCATACGCCTCGTGATCTCGTCCATGGGAGCGTCCTCTCGGTAGTCCACAGCGGGCTGCCCCGGGCTGTAGTCGGGCCGTAGTTCGGCCCGTGGTTGTGGTGTAGCCGGGGTGTAGTTCCGCTGGTCAGCGCTGGTGTAGTTGGGGTTACGCGGCGTCCTGGACGACAGCAGCAGGAGAGGGGCTGGCGAGGCCCTCCAGGTCGTCCCGGTGGATGCCGACGGTGACCCCCAGACCGCGCACCCGGACGCGGGCCCGGACGGGGATCTGCCACCACTCCAGGTGGGTGCGGAAAGCGGCCACATCGAGGTCCTGGAGCATGCCGTGGGCGTGGGCGTGCGCGAGGAGGTCGCGGAGGTGCACGCCCTGCCGGTCTCCGATCTGCCGCCAGATCCACTCCAGGGTGGCCGCGCGGACATCACCACGCGGGGCGTCGTCCGGCCGCTCGGAGGGGGCCTCCTCGGACACCTCGGCGGGCCCGGCCGGGGCCTCAGCGGGGGCCCGCCCGGCCCGCCAGGCGCCGGCCACCCACGCGGCGGACAGCAGCCAGAGCAGGTTCGGGACGGCGCGCACCACGCGCCACAGCAGGTACAGGCCCAGGGCGACCAGGCCGAGGCGGAGCCAGCAGCCGAGGGCGGCACGCCAGCCGGTCAGGTCGTGGCGGCGCCCCCGCGCGACCCAGGCGGCAGTGCGCGCGCCCAGGCGGCGAGTGAGGACTGCGGATCCGACGGCGATCCGGGTAGCGGGACGGGCGAGGCGGCTCACAGGATGCCCGCCCCCTGCACCGCGGCGACCACGCCGTCACCAGCCATGTTGAGGGCGCTCGGCAGCCAGGAAAGCGCGCCGGCCACACCCGCAGTGAGGAGCAGGACGGAGCCGACGAACGCGCCGCCGAGGATGCGTCGCTTGTCGGCCTTCCCTGCCGCCTTGTACGCGAGGACGACCAGGAACACGGCGAGGACCACGACAACGGCGCCGGTGGCGGTGAGGCCGGTGAGCTGCCCGGTGGTCAGGGCGCTCCCCTGGGTGGTGCCGGTGGCGGTGCTGCCGGCGCGCTCCCCGGCGCCGTTGGCGATGGTGCCGGTGCGGGAGTGGGCCCAGCCGAGGAGTCCGCCGGGGCAGGCGGCGGCGCAGGCGGCGGCAGCGAAGCCTTTCCCGAACGCGCTGAGCTGCTTCATCTCGCGTCCGCCGCGGTACCAGGGGTGCAGGTTGGCGATGAGGACGATGAGGGCGGCGAGGAGTCCGCCGAGGGTGAGGGTGGTCGTGCCGGTCATCGGGTGACTCCGGTGAGCATGAGGACGGGGTCCCACCAGTGCAGGACGCCGGTAGCGCCGAGGCTGGCGGTGACGAGAAGGGCTCGGGGGACGGCGCGGCCGGTGTACCGGTCCAGGGCCCAGGCGGCGCCGATGGCGACCCCGGCGATGACGTAGGCGGCGCCGATGGACGCCTCCTCGCGGGCGGCGTGCACGGTCCGAGACCAGAGGCCGACGGGGCTCTGGCCACCGGCCCACGGGGTCACGGCGAGGGTGACCGCGACGGCCATGCGCCAGGTGAGCAGCCGGTCCGCGAGGTAGTCCCAGGCGCGGGCCCACCAGGGCGGGGCGGGCTCGGGCTCGGACGCCGGGGCCAGGTCCACGGTGACGTGGACCTGGATCGGACCGCTCGGCGGCGGGGGCAGATCGGGCCACTTGGCCGCCATGGGCGGTGGTGGGGGCGGCGGGGTGCGCCATGGCGGGACCTCGCCCGGGGCCGGGGGCCGGGCGGGCAGCGGGGCGCCGGCGGGGATGACACGGGTCGGGGTGACGGGGCGGGGCTCGGGCTGGTGCTGCATAGGGGTCTCCTGGTGGCCTACGGGGCGGGCGCCGAGGAGGCGCAGGTAGTAGCGGGCGCGCAGCTCTTGCCCGTCGGGGCCGGGCTGCGCGCCCATCAGCCGGCCAGCCGGATGTAGCGGGAGACGGTGTCCGGCTTCGCGTTGGCGTCGGCGACCTGCCGGACGTAGGCGAGGACCCGGTCCGGCTCTCGGATCCCGGAGTCCAGGGCGGTCCGGACCGCGTCTTTGATGGTCATGGGCCCGGCGGCGGACGGCTGCGGATCGGTGTCCGGATCGTCCGCGGATTCGTCCGGACCGTCCGGATCGCTGTCCGGACCGGTGATCGCGGCGCGCTCGGCGGCCACTTGGGCTTCGGCGCGCTGGAGCTGACGGCGTACCGGGATCAGAGCCAGGCTCGCGCCGGCGTCCGCCAGCTCGCCCTGGATCCAGGCGCGGGTGCGAGCGTCGAGCGGCGGGGTCTGGTGCCGCAGGACGACGGTCCAGAGACCTTTGGCGAGCGCGGACACTGCTGCGCCGATGAGGCCGATCTCCCAGTACCCGGCGACCTTGCCGTGCGCGCCGACGGCCAGCATGGCGAGGACGAGCATGACGTGCCCGGCTCGGCGCGGCAGCGCAGCGCGGTCCTCGTCGTACCGGGCGAGCCACTCGACGGCCATGCACCCGATCCAGGCGAGGTCGAACACGACGGCAGCGCCATATGCGGCAGGTTCGATGACGGCACGGGCGAGGAGGTCCCCGATGCTGGCGGTGGACCAGATGACGGAGGCGGTGAGGACGAGGGCGGCGATGCTGGTGACGCCGTTGAGGATGAGGTGGTCCCAGTCGCGCGGGGGCGCAGGGGTGTCGACGGTGATGGGGATCATGCGGGTCTTGCCGTCGACGGTGTGGGGTACCAACTGGGTGGTGGTGCGGGTTTTCACGGTGCTGTGCTCCTCCGGGAGCAGAAGGGCCGGGCCCCAACTGGGGTTCGGGGCCCGGCCGGTCTGGGCGGGTTAGCCGAGGGCGCGGCTGAGGAGGTAGGCGCCGAGGATCAGCGGCCACGCCATGGCGAGGAGGTAGAGGGCGCGCATCAGCGGCTCCAGTCCGTCCGGCGCCAACCGCCCTTGCGGTCGCGGGCGCGGTCCTGCTGCTCCCACTTCTCGGCGGCCCGGCCGGCGGCTCGGGCGCCCGTGGTCTTCGAACGGCGGAACCTGTTGGTGTCGCCGGTGACGGATGCGCCGGCGGCCGGGTAGGTGCGTGCCGACTGCGTGCGGCGGGAGAGCCAGCCCATCACTGTCCGTCCGTCCAGCCGAGGCGCCGGCGGATGTCGGCGGCCTGGGCGTAGTCCTGCTGGCACGCCTCGACGGTGGCGGGCTCGGTGGCGATCTGGCTGGGCTGCGGGGTGCAGTCCGGCTGCTCGGGCTGCTGCTCGCTCATCGCAGGCCCTTCGCGGCGTCGGCCAGGCGGAGCGCGTACTCGCCGCGGCTGATGCGGGTGATGGGCGGGAGGGCGGCGCGGGCGCGGGTGGAGGCGTCGGTGCGGACGGACTCGGGGAGGGTGGTGAGAACCGCCTGCTCGCCGGTGGTGAGGGCGTCGTGGACGTTCCACGGGTCGACGGGGCCGGTGCTGTCGTGGAGGCGGAGGACGCGCGCGGCGACGGTGAGGACCTGGGCGGCGTAGCTGGGCTCGGTGAGGACGGTGGTGGTCGAGACTTCGCGGGGCTCGCTGGTCTGGGTACGGTGTCCCATCAGGGCCTGCCTTTTCGTGATGGTTGAGGTGGGCCTGGCCCCGTCCCGGAGCGCCAACTCAGCGGGACGGGGCCGTTGTGCATCGACAGTCCGTGGGCTGCCTTGCATCACCGTAGGGGGACCCCCTACGGTGGCGCAAGTGGCCCGCCGAAGGAGAGGGGCCGAGTGAGCGAGGAGGCGCAGCGGGTGTTCGACGCGATCGATGCACTCGGGCAGATCGCTGACCCGACCGAGCGGGCGCGCGAAATCGGCGCGGTACTGAAGAACCTGCCGGACAGGAACAAGCAGCTCAAAGAGTTGCGTCAGGCGGCCGTGCTGGAAATGCTGGCGCGGGATGGCGCGACGTACCGGTCGGTCGCTGCCGAGCTCGGCGTCCACTTCACCACCGTGCAGGCGATCGTGAAGGGGCACTCCAGCTCGGGCACGGTCCGCCCGAAGAAGAAGTCGGAGCAGCAGGGGGGACAGGATGCGGGGTAGGGAGCTCCCGTACGTGGACGCGCTCGGGAAGGGTGCCGACGAGGCTGCCACGTACATGCAGGAGGAGTACGCCTTCGAGGGAGTCGACCGGTCCGGGGAGCCAGCCGTCCTGGTGCGGGCGAGCGCCCCCGACAGTCGCGACGTCTTCCATGGCGATGAGCGCTGCGGGCAGATCACCGGTGCCGGTCGGCGCCTCGCCGACGCCAGTTGGATGCTGCTGGAGGACGCGCGGGCGGCCGGTTACCGGCCGTGCTTGAGCTGCGGGGTTCCTTCGCCGTAGGAGCCGCGCTGCATGGCCCCCGCCTCAGTGGGTCGAGGCGGGGGCTTCCTCATGCCCGCCGTACGATCCGCAGGTGGCACATACCTTCGAAGAGCTCGTGGAGATGCAGCGCGCCGCTGACGAGGCGCACGCCCGGGTGATCGCCCTGCGTGAGGAGTACGGGCCGCCCACCCAGCATGAGTGGAGCGAGACCCAGACCGCGACCTACGAGACCGCCTGGCGAACGTGGCGCGACCTCGCCCGCGACATCCAGGCCGCGGTCACCGAACACGCGACGGAGCAGAGCCAGAACCGGTATGAGGTCGAGGCGAGCGTCAAGAAGGCCGCCAGGCACCCGGAGGAGTCCTAGCGGCCCCGGCGGGTCGACATCCGGTACTCGCCGGGCGGCCCCTGCGGTGCGGGCAGCAGGTGGGCGGGTCGGTGGTAGCGGTGCCGGCGCATGACCTGCCGCCACGCGCGGCCGACCTTCGGGTAGGGGCGGTGGGCCATGGCGGACAGGATGGCAG